TCTTGAATCAGAAAATATAGGGCCCTTAGAGATAGGCATTCCTTACCAGATTTTGTATATTATAGTGACAAGGACTCTTGAACTTACTATAGCAAAATCCAAAGGAAAAATATTCGTAGTAGACCAGAATGCTATACCTAACAATGAGGAGTGGGATGAAGAGAAAGTCTTCTACTATGCAGAGGCTTTAGGATACTTTCTTATCAACAGAGACCAGATAGGTGTAGATAAATCTTTCAACCAGTACCAGGTTTTTGATATGTCTCTTTTTGACAGCATTAAACAGTTGATAGAGTTACAACAACACTTTAAACAGGAATGGGATGATGTATTAGGGATAAACAGGCAGAGAAAAGGGCAGACTTACGCTTCAGATGCGGTTGCAAATAATGAACGCGCTACATTTCAAAGTACAGTGATTACTGATATGATTTTTAATTTGTATGAGGAGTTTGTAGAGAAGGAATTACAAGGCTTACTGGATCTTTCAAAGTTTACAAATATAGATGGTGTCAGGAAGATATGGAATGATACAGAGTTTGGAAACCAGTTACTGGAAATAGATCCTGTACAGTATGCTAATGCAGAATTAGGTATATTTGTACAATCAAGCTCAGAAGCTCTTCAGATACTTAAAGCTATGCAGAATGATGCACAGGCTATGTTACAGAATGGTGCTAAGCCTTCTACAGTACTCGAAGTGAGAAAATCCATGAATGTAGCAGAACTAACTGCAAAGTTAAAGGAGATAGAAGCTGCTCAGGCCCAGGCTGAACAGGCTATAGCTGAAAATGACCAGGAAGCTGAAAGACTGGCTGATGAACGAAGGAAAGAGTTTATGGCTTATGAGAATACGTTAAAAGAAATGTTTATGAATAAAGAGTATGACAGGAAAGAAGAAATAGAACTTATAAGAGCAGAGGCTAATATGTATACCTTTAAAGCTGCTGATGAGTCTGCTCCCAATGGAGTTCCTGATATACTTGAACTGGAGAAACACAGGCTGGATAGGAAAAAGCATGAGGATACTATAAGCCAAAAAGCTCTTGACAGAACTGCTAAACTCTATTCAGATGCAGAGAATAGAAAACTAAAACGGGAAGAACTTTCTTCAAAAGAGCGAATAGCCCGTTCAAAACCTAAACCTAAAAAATAGATATATGATACTGAACAAACTATTCAGAAGTCCTGACGCAGGAGATGGCGGTACTCTTATAGAGTCATCTCCAGAACAACAGGAAGCATTAAAGGCAGAAGCCTATGATGGCGATGTACTAAAGCCAGGCTATACCCTGGATGATACCGGGTATATTATCAAGACAGAACCTTTACAGGAACCTGAAGATCCGCAGGAGCCTGAAGATTCTGACAGTCCCGAAGATCCGCAAGATCCACAAGATCCTGACAGTCCTGATGAAAATCCTCTTGATTTCTTTAAAGCTGTAGAGAGTATTACAGGTATAGAAGTACCTGTAGAGTATGGAGATGTAGACCCTGTATCTCCACAAGGAGTAGCATTACGTGAACAAAGACTCATGGATCTTTCTGCTCAGAAATTTGAAGATTACCTTAAGACAACCTTTCCGGATGCTTTTGCGTTTTTCCTGCACAGGCAAATGGGTGGAACTAAGGAAGAATTTTTTCAAGAGAGTATTCCTACGGTACCTGAAAAAAATACTTTTGAACAGAGTGCTGAGATGCAGGCTAATATGGTTAGGCTCGCACTGCTGGAAAGAGGGGTACCTGAAGAGGTAGCAGATGCTACTATAGAGTCTTATATTAAATCTGATACTCTGACAGAAAAAGCTCTTCAGTTGTATGATGAATATGAAAAGGCTCAGGCCAATCAGCTTAAAAATATTCAGAGAATACAGAATGAACAGAAAGCGAAATTTGATTTGGAAGTGAAAAATACTATGGATATAATAGATACTGCTGTAGACCAGAATGCTATTAAGTTTGTAGTACCCGATGCAAAGAAGCCTGAATTCAAGAACTATGTAAAGGAGATGATCAGATACTCTGATGGACAGTTTTATATAGCACAGCCTTTGCTTGCAGAGAATACTAATAAAGTACTGGAAGCTTTGTTCTTACAGTTCTCCGGAAACAGTTTGAAGGACATTATAGAAAAGGAATCAAGAACATTAACTGCACAGAAATTAAAGCTTAGGGCACAAAAGGATTCTAATACCCAAAAAGGTAGTGGAGCTAATGCTAAACCTGCACAACAGTTCTTAACTTTGAGCGACATTATGCCTACAGGCTATTAATAACTAAAACAAAACTTTAAAACATGGCAACTCAATTTCCCGGACTTAAGTATCAGGTGCAGGAGTCTATCTTTGATGCGAAGTCAATGCTCGATGAGCAGAACTTCTACCATCAACGACAAGGCTCTCCATCCGTACTTAGCTCTCAAATCACTTACATATTAGGTGACTACAACAAAAACTACCCTATCTCCACCATGACTATTGGTGCAGCTGCAGGTTATGGCTCTACCGGTACTACTAAGGAACTTGATGACATTCAGTTCACTTACCCTGTAATGGGTAAAGATGATAAGGTCAGCTTTATCACTGACAGTATATACACTGCTGCAACTGATTATGCTGGTCTTAATAATCAACCTTTTTACCTGATTTTCGGAGACAACTGGATCAAACGCTTCTTCAAGATTGTATCTGAAGGAGGTACTCAGGCTTATGTACTGGAAGATCCTGAACCAGTTTCGAACGGTTGGCGTTACAAAGTTCAACTTGATCCTGCTACTCCTGTAGAATACTGTCCAGACACAGAATGGGTTGTAGGACGTAAATGGATCGAGTTACATACTGCTGTTGCTGAATCTGAGTCCCGTACTACAGAAAGCAAAATGGCAATGCCCGGAATGTTCAAGAATCAAATGTCTATCATGAGGACTGGCTGGTCTTGGGCTGGTAATGCTCCTGAGAAGATGATGAAGATCAACGTTAAGACTGACAAAGGAGAGACCAACGTATGGATGGACTTTGCTATGTGGCAGTATGAGAAGCGTTGGTTGAACGACTGTGAACACTTCTACTGGTACTCTAAGTACAACAGGCAGACTGACGGTACTATTCCTTTGAAAGACTACTTGACTGGTAAGGCCATTCCTACAGGATCTGGTTTGTTAGAGCAGATAGCTAACAAAGCTTCTTATTCCACTCTTACTCTCAATACCCTTACCAACCTGGTAGGTGATGCACTGTTCGGAGTCTCTGACTCTGGTAGTATGAACATCACACTTATGACTGGTACAGGCGGTATGCGTGAGTTTGACCGTGCTATGAAAGAAGCCGGTGTTGCTTTAATAGGTAACCTTGGTGCCGGTGATGTTGCAAGCAAGTTCATCACTGGTTCAGGAAGCAACCTGGCTCTTGGTGGATTCTTCAACAAGTTCTACCATATAGATGGTTACACTATTCAAGTGAAACATAATCCTCTTTTCGATACTGGCCGTATGGCTATGGTAGGTAGTATTCATCCTCAGTCTGGTCTTCCACTTGAGTCTTACCGTATGGTATTTCTTGATACAAACGACGTTGATGGTCAACCTAACATTCAGTTCGTTACTCAAAAAGGACGTTCTCAGGTTGAGAAAATCATACCAGGTGTTGCTGATTTACCACGTTCTCTCCAAGCTATGGTAGGATCTACTAATGGTAAGTTAGCTGTAACTGATCAGGACAAGTCATCTTTTACCAGGCTCAAAACCGGTGGTATTCAGATGCTGCGTTCAAATCGTTGCTTTGATCTGACTTGCAACATTACTGCTTAGTCTGTTCCTTCTATTTATACATATAAAGAGCTCTTGAGAAATCAAGAGCTTTTTTTGTTTCTTTAAGAATACACTCTACCTTTACATACAAAATAAAAACTATGAGTAAAACAGAAAACCCGAATAGTATCAAGATTACTATCTTCAGGGCAACAACCTTTCTATCCAGAATCCAGGGAAAAGACCTCGAGGAGTATCAGTCAATGTCAAAAGTATCCATAGGCTCTTACTGGGAAAAAGACTCTCAAAGAATAGGATCTGGTTTGAGCTTTCAGGAGATAGACTTGCTACTTCCAAAGTTTGCAGAAGTAAACAACTCTCA